ACATCCATCATGTCAAGCACCGTTCCATCCAGCACGATTAAACTACCTTCGTGCATGAAATCGTCGTACTTGCTCCGCAGAGCCAGCGGAAGCTGCATCAGCGTCAGCGAGGAAATGTAGTTGATGGTCTTCACACCAAAGCTTCCGCCGCGAAGCGGAAACAAAAAGGTGAACGCGCAGAAGTCGTCGCCTCTGGAAAGGTCGCATCCGATCGCGCATGGCATTCCGTAAAACCGCTGTATCCGATGCGGCAGGGTTTCCTCATAGGTGAAGTAGTAGGTATAGCCCTCCATCGGAAGACCAAAGCGCTTGGCAAGAATGTCGTTTCTCGCCGCAGGCGCCTTTTCCGCTCGCTCTACATCCAACTGATAAACCTCATAACTTACGGTCTTTCCGATGTTCGGATTGGCCTTGAGCCACATATCAGGGTCGCCGACTTCATCAATGGAGTCCAGCTTGTACCACCAGATAGACACATGCGGGTTGTTGTACTCGCCCTTGAGAATGTCCATCAGCTCCATTTTGATGGTGTCGCCCGGCCCGTTTCGTACCGTACCCTCCGAACTGACCGCAATGATAAGGTAATCGTCATTCTTGGATGCGCCCTGCTCCAAAGCGCCGATTACATCCTCCCGCACATCGCCGGACAGCCATTCATCCACAGTGTTGATACGGCTGTTCAAGCCTTGCAGCTTGTCGATAGACATTGGACGGATCTCAACAAGAGAGCCGTTGAAGAAATTCTCGATGCCCTTCTTGGTCGAAGCCAGCTTGACCCGCTCGGCGCGATTGCCGGTGGTGTTCTGGATAGAGCCTTCCGTCAGGAATTGAAACAGCGGACCTCTCGACCGCAGAATGCTTGTCCGCATCGGCGCGAGGACTTCCTCGGCCTGCCGCATCGTCGGCGAAGTATGCACCTGATGCGTTGTGGACATATCTACATTCAGATAGTAACTCTGGATGTAGGACTCATACTGCGACTTGGCGGCGCCGCGGGCAACGATCAGGTATTGCTTGTTGATAAGCCGTTTCTTGATGGATTTGCGGACGTAGTGCCCGCCGTGCCCATCTTCATTCGGCTCATACACGCTGCGCTCCACAAAGTAATACCAACCAAAGACCTGTTCGCCCCAAAGCTTAAAGCTGTCGAGCAGCTTCAGGTCAGAGCCGTCAGTCAGCGTCAATTCTTCTTCGCAATACTTGATCCAGCCCTCTACCACTTCGCCGTCGTAATAGATGCCCGGGTTGGCGATCAGGTCATCAATTCGATTCATCTCCATGGAAATCTCTTTGTTGACTGGAATCTCTCCGCGCATCACGGCATCCCGAAACATGCCGTAATACTTTGGAACGGCTGTATTCGATAATGCCACGAATGCTCACCTCAGCCCTTTAGTTCTTTGATTGCCAGCGCAATGCCCAGCGCAGAACTTCCAACTGTCAGCACGCCTCCTGCCACCTCAAGCGTCTCTCTGACAGCAGTACGTCCTTTGGATACCTTGGCTGCTTCCGGCTTGGCGAACAGATCATTGTACTGCCGTTCCAGCAGTTCGCGGTTGATCTGCGCCCGCATCTCCTGATCGCTCATCTTAGAAAGGTCCATACGAGTCTTTCTGGCTTTCGGTGCGCTGCTTCGCTCGATACTCTTTGCCTGATTGACAAGGCCCGAACTGGTGTCCACAAGCCGCTTGCTCCGCTCCAGATCTTCCTTAGCCCAGCGCTTCGGGTCCGGCGTGCTGACGTCACTGCGGTTTTCCTTCTTCTTGGCAGCGTTCTCACGTTGGTCGCGGTCGTACCGCTTTTGACCCGCAGGAGTCAGACTGCCGTCTTTGTTCTGATAACGGCGCACGCCCCACTTCATGCCGATAACGCCGTGATGTACTAATGTCAGGTTATTCATCTTAGATTTCCCTCCCTTGCGATGTAGGCAGTTTTCCCTGCGGAGGTGTTCGAGGTCTCAAAATATGGAACTTCCGCTACAACAACATTCTCATCGAGTACCTTGTTGGCAGTCTCCAATGTCTGCGAGGAAAACGCTTTGGGAACGACCTCGTATTCTCCGGTGTAGGGATCGGCGTCGCCACCGCTTGTATTCTCTGTTTCAGCTGCGACCTGAATCCGCCACTCCAGCTCAGATATCTGCGCTTTCGTCGCTTCCAGAACAGCAGCCACCAGCGGTGGGTCGAAAATCAGCTTGACCTTCAAACTCATGTAAGTCTTGACAAACTGAAGTGTCTCGCCGTTGGGGATATAATCGTCCCATGCCGCGCTGCTGTCGCTGATTGAAAAGCCTTTGGAGGGGCCGACACCAAGTTGTGTCAGAATGGAGAATACGGAGTTGATATGGAAAACGAGAATGTCGTCGAAATGAGTGTACTCTGCTCCGATCCCCAACGACTTCTTGATAGAAGTCAGGATACTCTCCATAACTTGCCTCCTATCTTATTTGCTTCCACGGGCAGGTATCGTTTCTCGCCCGCTCAACGGGGGAATGCGCAAGCATCCCCTCATCGCCGTAATGAATTGCATTATGCGTTTTGTGACTCACACAGATCAGATACTCCGGGTTCAGCAGATTGTCGCTGAGTGTCCGGATGTCCTCTCGTGTGATTGGGTTCATGTGATGGATTAGGATTTTACCGCCAATCTCATAACCGTCGAGACCGAGGTCACAGCCGTTGTCCCGGATAAGAACAAGGTTGCGTACATCCTTCCATTTCTGCGAGCGATAGAAAAGCTGGTTCAGATAACGGTCGAATCCGAAGGTATCCTGCCCGACAGCTCCGTCCAACTTCAAATACCGAAACCGTTCCGCAAAAGTGAAAAGGCGGGATAACTCCGAATAGGTCTTAATCATCCTCGTCACCGCCTCGTCCGCTGTATTGCTTCATGGCTTCATATGCATTCTTATAAAGTTCTTCCAATCGCTGTGCAGATTTCAGGGACTGCGTCTTCGCGTCGATCAGCTCTTTCTGCTTTTCAAGGATCTCTTTTTCGATACGCTCTTTAGTTGAGCCGAGCTTTAAGTAGTGAGTAATGACCTGCGAAGACGCAGTCCCCTCCATCAACTGTTTCTCAGCAAGGTCGACGGCCAGCGAGATCATCTGGTTTTCTCTGGCTTCCGGTGTCAAAGCCGGCCGCATCTTTTTCCGAGAACTCTGGCAATCCGCAGCCTTGGCTTTTCGCATTCCCTTGCTGCCTCCTTTTCTGAAAATATCATGTGGTATTGCTTGGGTTTCTCTGACTATCCGAGGTCTTTTCCTAAAGTTTGCGGCGGCGCTTCAAAGAACCCGCAGAGCATTGCAGCATCTCTTTTGAAAGGAGAAAAAAGAAGGAGGCAAGATCCATCATCTTGGCTGCCGTATTAAGCTCTGTGGGTCCTTTGAAACGTCGCCGCTCCGGAAAGTGAAAATATCCCTCCCGGCCCCAAAACCGCTTTCCAAAAATCTCCCCCGGAGAATTTCCGAAGACACTCGCGATACAGGGAGGGGGTGTGATTTTAGAGACCCTCCCCCTATGCCTTGATGTATCAGCTATCCTCCAATGGAAAGACACGACAAAGATTGTTTTCCGGAAAACAGTTCATTCATTGATTATTTTACGATGCGGTTTGTATAACTTTTCGATAGATGTTCCGGAAGTCGTACTTGATGATTTCGTCAATCGCGCGTTCAACTTCCAAATCGTTCTCATCTTCGGTCAACTGACTCGATGTTCGGGCAATTCTTCCCAGATAAGCGCAGGTATGGTACCCCTTCTCCTCGTCATAGAGGAGCCAAGAAGTGAACTGCTCGAAAGGATTGTAAGGATTGTCAACTGTTGTTAAAGCGCATTTCCTTGCCATTTGAAAGCTCACTCCTTTCCTTTGAGGTACTTTGTAACAGTCGAAGAAGAAATGCCAAGATCTTCCGCGATTTCAGATGTGCTGTAACCGGAAGCCTGCATCGACTTGATCTTGTTGACCTTTGCCTGACTGAGCGTCGTTGTGGTGCGCGGCATAGAGCGCGCCCTGAGATCGTCGATGTCGGTGTTGTTCAAGATCTGATACAGCTTATTCTCGCTGATTGCTCCGGCTTGAATTGCTTCCCATTCGCGGTCTGTGATCTTGATGTTCTCGCGCTTGGCTCCGACAGAGGTGCGGGCGGCAGAGAGGGCCTGCGACTTGGCTTTCTTCTTTTCAGATTTGGTCATGTCGGGGTTTTCCTGCTCCTTTGCCGTCACCACGGAGTTAGCGATGACCTGGGCCTGCCGCTCACGAGGCGCATTCTTCAAAGCAATGTTCAGCTTTGCAGTCAGCGACTTGTATTCAGGCAGGTAAGTTTCCTTGGCGGAGGCGCTGTATTTGATCTTGCCGGTATGGACCATTTCCTTGCGAGCCTGGTTGCCGAGGGACTTCATCTTATTGGCATAATCTGCATAAAGCTGCTCCTGGGGGGTACCGGAGGACAGGGAATAGGCATCTCTGGTTTCTGCCATTTTTGTGCTGTCCTGTGTCCGCACCTGCTTCTTTCCGCTCTTGTCGGTATACTCCTCACGAACGGACTTCCAGCTCTGCTCACCGGTATCGGGGTCAATCATAGGCGAACCCTTCCGCTTCAGTACGACCTGTTTGGAAGAGGACCGGGATATTAAAGTCGAAGCACCCCCATAGCCCTCGTCATCGGCATGAGCCTGGTACTTCTTCTTCAACGCAATGATACCGTTATCAGTCTCGCTCTGCTTGTAGTCCAACTTGTGCTTCTCAGCGTCGATGACGACCATCGAATGCCGAACAGCCCTTGCCAGCTCGTCAGGAGGCGCACCCTTTAGGGTCATGTCGGTGATGAGGTTCGAGATCTTGCCCATCTCCGTCTGGGTGTTGTTCATTCGCTGAAAGACCTTGCCGCCCCTGCTGTAATACTCACGGCCCT